AATAGCTTGTCGTAATATCTAGGTGGTCGTTGTGGATATCCATTTACGATCACTTCATCCCAAGGATATATGTCCGAGCGATATTTGTCATAATGCGTTTTTCCGAGTCCGTTAGACTGTGTTGCGTATTCTGGATCGACTTCGTGGATTTGTAAAGTGTAGGGACATATTCTCTCGTAGTGTTTGAGGCCGGTTTCTTCGTCAATTTTTTGGGCTTTTTTTCCATTTACTTTTTTCATGGTGTATCTGGCAACATATGCGGCGGATTCCCATGTGATATCGCCCACGTAAGTAGCACCGTGTCCCCAGATAGAATCCAGAGTAGCACTAGAATAGACAGGAATATCATTAGACATTTTCCACACTTTTCGGTCAGGTACGTCATAGCCGAATACAAGCGCATGATAGTGTGGTCTTTTGTACTGGTCCCCGTATTCTCCACAGTGGAAGAATTTGATTTTTGGGTTTCCGATTTTTTCACAGTGTTTTCTTAAGCGTTTCATGAAGTTTTGAAAGTGCTTTTTATTGAGATTTCCACCGTAGGGTATGTTTTTATCATCGTAGGTAAGCGTAATAAACGAATTCGATTGGTGATTCTTTGATTCGTGGAGGCAGCGAGTTGCCCAATGTCGAGAATTGTCGAGTCGGCATCCTACGCATTGACCGCATGGTATGCGTAAGTACTCCGCATTTGTCGGTATTGGCTTGCCAGGTTTTATAAATGAGATTTTCGACTTCCCTGTCGAATGCAATTTTTGTCGGTATGCCGTTAAAGGGTGATAGCAGGCCATTCGTCATAGACGGATTCCGCCACGCATCGGGCGGATAGATGGAATGTTGAATTTGTGGGTTTTCATTGCTGAGCGTCCGAAGGAGCGACCGGGTTTTCCGGCGGGTTTTCTTTGTTTCATTAGTAGTCCTCAGTGTAGGTAAGGTTTGACAAGGGTGGTTAATTCGTCCCATTCGGTTTTCGATATTTTTCCATCATCAAGTATTTCCATTACGAATCGAATGAATTTAATCAATAGTAACAGTTTTTTCATTTTATTTGCCTGGTTTTGTTATGTGGTCCTAGTTTTCTGTTTCTGTCTTGTGCTTTATCTTTGACTATTAATGATAGCATAAATAGTGTTTGTTTTTCTAGTTGTTTTGTGTTACAGTTTGCGTTCATTAAATAGGAGTATATTATGAAACGTATTAAAGAGTTTTTAGATTTGAATTTGCTTGATAGTGAGATTAACAGGCTCGAGCGCCTGGTTCAAGAGATTAAGCGTGATAATAATAAGTATAGAATGCGTTTGCGTCGATTGAGGAAGGTTAGAGATTCTGTAACTTTAAATGATGAGAAGATTGTTCGTGAGGGAGAATGTTAGAATTTTGGGTTATTTTTCAGTTATTACTAACTGGTTATTTGTTGGTTTGTTGGTGACTCCTGAGATTGGTGTCACCTGGCACAGTTAAGAACGAGGAATGTAACTGTGCCTTTTTTAACCCCCCATAAGAAAGCCCCCCAAAATTGGGGGGCAATGGGTTTAGTATACTAACCCCGAGGGGTTAGGTTTTTAGGGAGTCGGCGAATCGGCGGGCCCAGGGGCGTCCTGCCCCTGGAGCGCCGATTCTACGACACTCTCCGCCTTCTCGCGTTCCATACGCTCGACTGCAGCGCTATGCGCTTCTGGCGCTAGATCCAGACCTAATTCTTGAGCTTCTTCGTAGTTGCTCTCATCTTGTACAAATTCTAGAAAGTTCGCTGCGCTATTTTCGAATTTTTTTCGGATGGAGCTTGGAAGCTCGTTAAACATGGTCTGGGCACCTGTTACGATATTCATGCTTTCATGATACGTTATTGGCGTCGTTTCCCCATATTGTGGTTGGTATTTTGCGGAATGATTTATAGTTCCGGTTTTTTGGAATTTTCTCATGATGCTGTTTATATCAGCATCGTCCTTAAACTCCTGTTTTGCTGGCTTAATGCCAGCTGGCCCTTGAGGGTTGGGGACTTCTGAGAATGCGTTCCGCACTTCTCTTGTTTTTGCTGTTGCCATGGTTATCTCCCTGGTATTTTGAATGGTGATACGGATGCTCCGCCGAGTATAGATTCTCTGGCTTCGCGTATCCACATTAATATTTCGCCCGCTTTGGTGCGGGCTACTTTTCCCTTTCTTTGAGTGATACTAACGTTTTCCTCAAGCAGATCAAGATAAAGGGTTCGTTCGTGAGTTTGCATTGATGCTAGCCGCTTTTGCTGTATTTTTAACCAATATTCGGCTGACATTACGTTGAGTTGCTGTACCGCAACGTCTATTTCTGCTTCGATTTTGTCTATATTAGCTCCTGTTTGCGAAGCGTTTATTGCTGTGTTTGCTGCTTGTGTTGCGCCGGTTATTGGGTTTTCTAAATTGGCCATTGCTCCTGCTGGTGTGCTAGCGTCAAACCTTGCCGCTAGTATTGGATTTATCCCGCCGGCTTTCATATCTTGCATTCTTCGCTGAACAGCTGTGTTGGACATTTCTCTTTGAAAGTCCATCTGTTTACCGGCGGCAGTTGTTTGCTGACGGTTTCTCCGCTCGCCCCCTATCAATCCGAGGGCGGCGGCACCTAATGCTGGTCCTATTAATGAGCCCCACATTAGAATCTGGCCAATCCTGGTGTTCCGTGTAACGACATTGGGCGTACTGCGGTAACGTTGAAGTATGTATCCAGAATAAAATCTGGCTCTCCTGATACTGCTAAAACTCGATCCATTGGAGTATTAGAGGGTATAAATGTGGAGTCGAGTGCCGGCGTGGATAATGATTCTGATAGATGCCACGCATGCAAGGTACCGGTTGCGCCTGATCGGAATTTTCCCGATATACGACTTGGTTGGAATTTTAATTCGGCGTAGCGTTCTTAATATCCCCACACAGTGGTGTCTGCGGCTCCGCCGACTGCCGCGATTTCCGACATAAGTACGGCTTGTTCTCCGATGTGTTGGAATTCAGGCCAAAACATGTCGTATCTGGTTTGGCGTTGAAAGGATTTATGGAGACCTTGTTGGTAGGTTAGGTCGGCGCGAACGCTAACGAGAGCCATAATAAGACCGAATTCTGTAAAGGATTTTGTGAAGCCATTTCCGTTGGCAAAGGCTGTTGCATATGCGGATAATGTTCCTTGTGGGGTTGTTGCTGTTTGCGATGTTTGAGCAACAGTATTTACTTGGATTGGGTCGGATGATCCGCCCAGGTACTCAGGACGTTGGACGCGGTAGTCGGGTACTGTCACTCCGAAGTGACTTAAGATTATCTCGTTTATGCGTGTTCCTGCTCTCGCGTCGCGCTCGAGGAATTGCTGAGTAGTTACTGCCAAGCGTATTGCATTTATTGTTGCCGCTGTTGCATTTGTTAAATCCGCATATAGAAGGTCTGTTTCTGCGGTTTCTGATCTTAGTTGTACAGTCGTCGATACATTGTCCATTGCTCGACCACCAGGGGCGGCGGTTGAGTATATGCCAATGTTTGTATTATCCGCACCATCGAAAGCAATTCTAGCTTCCGTTCCTAAAGGTAGTGAGACTGCCGTGTCTTGTTTCTGGGTCCAGGGGAGGCATGAAGTGAAATAATCATGACGCTTTCCGCGTTTTTGAATTGTATATGAGTCTGCATCTGGCCCATCGCCTGTATTTTCTGTTAATGAGTCTTGTAAGTTTTCGTCTCGGAACCAATCATTCCAAATTTTATCGTAAGCTCTAAATGGGAATGCACATACGTCTACGTCGTTAGCATCAAGGTCTACCAGTGGTGGGACTCCCATATAATCGTATAATGAGAGTTCTGCGAAACCCGATGCTGAGTTTGCTACGGTTGGTATTGTGAAGTCGATTGTATCGCCTGGATCGTCTTGAGCGCCAAGGAATCTTTCCCAATTTGACCAGAGTATGCGATAGGGGACAAAGAAGTAGAATGTGTCTATGTGTAGGTTATCCATTAAAGGATAGATAGGAGTGGTCATTCTCGCGAATATGTTTCCGCGTACGTTGAACGTATCGCCTGGGATTACTTCCATCCAAGTTAGCGGGTATATATAGTCGGCGTCAATTGTTGTTTTATGACCGTGTGAAAGGTCAAATTTTGAACGCCCGACATTTGCGGATGGTACTTGGGCGAAGGAATGGTTCATTACTGATTGCATGGTTTTACTCCTGGGTTATGTATTCACTGGCTAAGCCATAGCTAGTTGGTGTTTCTGCTGGTGTTATTTTTCCATTGTCGGTTTCGTATTCACCGATTAGGAATAGTGTGTAATCTTCGGGGTGTTTGTTGAATGGCGATTCTTTATCGTTTACTTGATCGCCGAAGGTTCTCCTAGCCTGGCCGATAGCGGGTAGGAATATAGGAGTATTGAAGATTTCTGCTTTGCTGTCGAATATGCTGAAGACGTGTAGTTTCATAGTATGTGTTCCTCGTTTCGTTTTAATCTAGTAGTTTGAGCGATTTTGACGGTTTCTTTGACTTTGAGTCGGCGCCTAATATTGTCGCTGAGATGTTTTTCCATGTTTGAACACCTGAGTTGCCTAATCGTTTCCATGGCTTCAGGTTCCTGCTGTTCGAATAGCTTGTCGTAATATCTGGGAGGCCGTTGTGGATGCCCATTTACTATTACCTCATCCCACGGATATATGTCCGAGCGATATTTATCATAATGCGTTTTTCCGAGTCCGTTAGACTGTGTGGCGTATTCTGGATCGACTTCGTGGATTTGTAAAGTGTAGGGGCAGATTCTTTCATAATGCTTGAGTCCGGTTTGTTCGTCGATTTTTTGGGC